GTAACTTTTGCAACAAATCAATGCCAGATTATTACAGATGGAAGTGGAGGCACTGGAATACGTCAAACAATTCTAACTATTGGAAAGTCGTACAAAGTAGTTATAGATATAGCTTCTAACACAAATAAATTTGCGGTAAAATTAGGTAATGGAATAGCCGTTGTAAGCGGTTCGGGGGTACAGACTTTTTACGGGGTGGCAACGAGTGATGAATTTCTAATTTATCGTGAACTTGGTGAAGCGACAGATGTAGTATTAAACAGCGTTACAGTTAAAGAACTCGGAGAAGATTGGTCGGTACTCGGTGTATCAGTACCAGAATTTAATGCGTCTGGAGTAACATTATCCACCTCGTACTTTATTGACGCTACTATATACCAATTAAACAAACTTGACTCTGATACATCTTACAAAGTAACATATACTATTGCGTCTGAGAATTTAACAGATGCGGTTTTACAATATTGGAAAGGTAGTTGGCAAGACTTACCTGAGCAAGGTGTAGGGACTCATACATTTTATTTCAAAACAGATACCGTAACAGGGGCAAATGATAATTGGTATTTTCAATTAGAGTATAATACATCCTCTACAGACGATGTAACTATAAGTTATATTTCACTTCAAGAACTCGGAGAGGATTGGAGTGTTCAACAGGGTTGGAGTATAGGAGAAAATAAGGCAATTTGTGATGGAACTACAAGTAACTATGTAAGTCAAGCATTGTCACTCCCTGTTGGTAATGTAAAAGTAACTTTTCAAGTTGATTCCTACACTTCGGGAACTCTTAATTTATGGGCAAATTTACCAGCATTTACGAATGTAATTTCTGCGACTGCTGCGGATACTTACGAAGTGTACATAACAACTACGTCGGGAGCTAACAATATATATTTCTATTCGGTTGCTTTTGTAGGTTCAATCACAAATGTATCTATTAAAGAACTCGGAGAGGATTGGACTGTTTACACGGATGATGATGGTGGTGTTGAATTTAATAGTCAAGGAGTAAAAATAACAAATGGGGCGTTAGATGGTCAAGCGAAAATATCTCAATCAAGTGTATTTGAATCGGGTAAATCATATAAATTTACGTACACTATTGTTGAATACAATGGAGGTGATATTGGGTTGACTGGACAATCAGCTGCTATGAGTAGAGATGTCGGAACACACGTTGAATATATTGTAGGGGGTGCAACCGCTGATTTTATTCTTGGGAAAGCAAATACAAACACAGATGTTACTGTTACAGACATTTCTGTTAAACAACTTGACCCCGCCGATGAATGGACTCTAGGAACTGGAGCTGCGTTTGGTAGTGGAGGTCTTGTAATAAGCGGAGGCGACGGAAACGTAGCTACACAGCCAAGTATACCTAATGTCACTAAAGCGTATGAGTTAACTTTTACAGTAGCAAACTATGTACAAGGAAATATTTATGGAATTGTATCAGAAACAAAAGGAGCTAATGTAACAAGCAACGGAACGCATTACCAGTATTTAGTGGGGACTTCTGGAACGGTAACTGGTTTAGGCTGTTCGTCTTCTTTTATTGGTGATGTTACTTCTATGTTTGTAAAACAAATAGACCCTGACGACGATTGGATTTTAACAAATACTGGAGGTCAGTTATTTATCACAACAGACCCTAGTGACTCTAAAGGTAACTATGTTTCTTCTCTGCTTGGAAGCAGTTTTAAACAGACGAAATTTTTAATAGAAAAAAATACAGAGTACACAGCAGAATTTGAAATTCCCTCAATGTCAAGCGGAATTTTAGCTTGGTATACTTCAGATGGTGTAACACTACTTAGCGACAACTACGTTTCGGCTGCATCAAAATATACTTTTAATTTTGAAGGTAATGATACTTACGGCTTTATGATTCAAGCTGTTAAAATAACTGGAACTACAGCAACTATAAAAAATGTCTCTGTAAAACGAAGATACGCAGGAGAAGTAACATTAAGATTCATAAATCAACTAACAGAAAAAGAAACTGTTGTAAATTTAACCCCAGACACTCACGATGAAAGATGTGCTATATTTACATACCAAGCTACAGACTTTATAGAAGGTATGTATTTGATTAAATTTTCAGGAGGAGGAGGAACTTACGCAGAATCTTTAGCGTATATCTCAAAAGGAAGCACGCCATTAAGTGAAAGCGAATACAAAGAATACACAACTGGAGACGATTCACCAGACCACGTTTATATACCACGATGAAAACAAACTTATCGGTATTAAATTACCAAAGCACTAACACACCCCATTTTGTTGAAAGCAACAATAAGAAATTTATTGAAATGGGAGCAGACAACCATTACCCTCACTACTTAGAGCAGCTATTCGCGTCTAGCTCTATTCACGGTGCTGTCGTAAAAGGTTGTGCAGAAATGATTTATGGAGAAGGTTTAGACTCTACAGATAAAGATTTACATATAGAGCAATGGCTTAAAGTAAAACAAATTTTTGGAAGTGGTGACTGTTTACGTAGAGCTACTTTTGATTTAAAGCTTTACGGTCAATGCTATCTTAACGTAATATGGAGTCAAGACCGTTCAACGATTTCTGAAGTACACCATATTCCTGCGTCTACTATTCGATGTGGTATAGCTGATGACGAAGATAATGTACAACTTTTTTACCACTCAACGGACTGGTATTCTAATAAAGAACCTAATCCTATTCCTGCTTTTAACGTAGCAGACAGAACAGCAGCTAGTCAATTACTTCATATTAAACTTTACTCTCCTCTTAGTTTTTACTATGGCTTGCCTGACTATTTATCTTCTACAAATTACATACAGGTAGATTCAGACCTTTCGGCTTATCATAAGTCAAATATTACAAACGGTTTGTTTCCGTCTTGTATGATTAACTTTCGAGATGGAGTTCCAACACAAGAAGAGAGGGCAGAACTAGAGCGTTTAATCTATAATAAATTTGGTGGTGCTTCTAACGCAGGAAAAATTCTAATGACTTTTTCTAGTGAACCAGAAAGCGCACCACAGATAGAACCGTTAAATTTATCTGAAGCTCACAAAACTTATGACTTTCTTTCTAAAGAGGTACAAACAAAAATTCTCTCAGGACATAGAGTAACGACACCCCTACTATTTGGAGTCAGAAACGAAGGTGGAGGCTTTGGAAGCAATGCAGACGAAATGAAAGACGGTTACGATTTATTCTATCGTACTGTTGTTAAGCCTATGCAAGAGCTTTTTATAGATGGGTTACGACCTATCCTTGCAGCTAGTTCTATTACTATACCACTCGAATTTAAAAAGTTAGTGCCTGCTTCTTTCTTAGAAGAAAACGCTGAAGAGGTTGTAGAAGAGGTAAGAGAAAAAAGATATTTTTCTGAAGCTCCTAATAAGATACCTGAAAAAGACGCTGACGCTTGGTTGCTTCACTTAGCTAAAAAAAGCTCACCTATGAAAGAAGGTTGGCAACTGTGGAAAACAGAAGAGGTAGAGGACACAGAAAAAGACAAATGGTTTCACTCATTTAAGAAAATGCACAGAGCTTTTGATTATGACGGAGTAGATAAGTATGCAGACTACGATATGGATTCTGATTACGATGTTATTTCACCTAAAGGTTATTTATTTGCAGTACGTTATAGCTATATAGAAAACGCTAAAACACCACCAGAAAACCCTAACTACAAAAGCAGAGATTTTTGTACAGCTATGATGAGCTTATCTAAGGGAGGTGCTATGTATCGTTATGAAGATATTTCTGATATGAGTGAAAACGGAGTAAACGGACAGTTTGCACCAACAGGTGACAATGAGTACGATATTCTAAAATGGAAAGGCGGTTGCTTTTGCCGCCACGCATTCCAGAGAAACGTTTACATATACGCTCCAGACGGAGAAATAGCAGAATTTAGCGAAGAGCAAAACGTAGAGATTCAAGGTGATTTTGATGCGGTTATGAATAGGGTAGGAGACAACCCTTACGTAGTAAACGAAGGTTATGAAACTATAGCACCAATAGACACCCCGTCAAGAGGTTCACTTAAATATCCTAATCCAGTAAACTAATGGCAACAACACTATACATTTCAGCTAGTAAGCTAAAAAGAGATACAGCGTTAGGTTCTGCTGTAGATGACAACCTATTAACTCCGTATATAAATATAGCTCAAGACAGGCAAATTCTACCTGCTCTGGGAACGGAGTTAGACAATTATTTAAAAACACAAATAGCAGCAGGAACGCCTTTGACTGGTTCTTATCTTACCTTAGTAGAAGATTATATACAACCTGCTTTAGTTCAGTTTTCATTTTGTGAAGTGGCTTACGTAGTACGTTTAAGATTTTCAAATAACTCTGTTACTGTTCCTACTTCGGAGCAAGGCTCACCTGCTAGTATTTCTGATATTAAAGAAGTAGTACAAAGAGCTAACGAAATAGCTATGTTTTATAGAGAGCGAATGATTGATTTTATACAAAACAATACAGCTACTCTACCAGAATATAATCAAAATACAGGTTCAGACCTTTCACCATCACAACGCAATTACTTTGGAGGACTCAATGTATACCCCAAAATTACCGACGACAACCAACTCAAAGCTCTCGCAGGCGCGCTCGGAATTAAATATTTTAACGCATAAAAATCACGCTAGACTTAAAGCGTACATTAAAAAATGGCAACGAAACTCACAGACTTAGCAGCATTAGGCACAATTCCAACAGATAACGACTTACTAACTGTTGTAGATGTAAACGACACAACAGGGGGTGCAGCAGGAACAAGTAAAAAAGTAACATACGCTAACTTAATGGGAAGTGATAGCAGGTTGCAGTTTGCTAAAGTATCTTTAAGCAACGCAGACGTATTAGCTATGAAATATAACGACACCCCTATAACATTAAAAGCAGCAGAAGTAGGTAAAATTGTTATGCCTGTTTCACTTATTTGTGTAGCTACTCACGGAGGTTCTAACGAAAGCTCTTCTGACGATTTACGTATAGGGTGGGACGCAGCGTCTTCAACTACAGCAGACTATTGGGGGGCTGGAAGAGATTGGATGAACGGAGTATCGAGTGGAACTATATCCAACTGTTTTGGTGGTGCAAGCTCATCTTCAGCGTCTACTATTGTAACTTTTTCATTAACTAACAAACCTTTTCAAATATGGTGTACAGATGTTTTTAACGGAGGTTGGACTATGGATGTTTATTTTAACTATGTAATGCTAGATGAATAATGGAAAACGGAAAGCTTTGGGGAATTAATTTTTTATGGGCAGGATGGTCTTGGGCTGTCATTAGCGAAAACCTTACTATAGGTCTAGGAATTGTTGGAGCTATAACTCTTATATGGTTTAATGTAGAGGGAATTATAACCCATAGAAAAAATAGAAAATGATAAGGGTTGAATCACAAAATATATATGCCTACGATAAGGACGCCACTATGTTTGAGGTTTATCTAACCTATGACACACCTGAAGAGGAAGACGCTATTTATGATGAATTTAGCGACTTCGAGATAGAAGGGTTTGATGAAGGTGAAGTATGGGTAGGAATTAGAAAAGATGAGTGGGGGGATACAAAAAAAGAGTTTCTAAAAGAAATACGTTCAAGAGTAAGAGACTTAAACAGATGAGAGATATTAAACGTATCATACTACATTGTACTGCAACTAAAGAAGGTGTAGACGTTTCTTTAGATACAATAAAAAATTGGCATTTAGGAAGGGGGTTTAATGATGTAGGTTATCATTATGTAATACTACTTAATGGAGAAATAGTTTTAGGACGTAATGTATTTACGCAGGGAGCGCATACAAAAGGTGAAAATGAAGACAGTATAGGAATAGCTTACGTAGGAGGATTAGACGAAAACGGAAAGCCTAAAGATACTATGTCAATTTTTCAAGAAAATGCTTTT